AAATGAGGTAGATAAAATTGCACTAGTAGATGAAACTATAAAAGAATTTAAATGTATTTATAATTCGATAAATAAATATGGTGGATTATTTAATTTAAAGTTGGATTTTTTTAATGAGGTTTCTATTAAATACAACATTCCTGCAATTGAAATTAAATTTTTAGAAAATGTTATTAATAATAAAGGAACAAGAATAAAAGGGGTAGTAACTCCAAGTCAACAAATTTTAGCTCAAAAGATTTTAGATAAAGCCTCAGAATGATACAATAAAATAAAATAAGGAGGAGACACAATAATTAATGAAAACTAGCTGATTAATAGTTTTGTTAACTATTCGTCTTCTCCTTATTTTTTACTAAATTAGTAAACATAATAAAAAACATATAATATTAATAATTGTTAGAATATATAAGCTTTCACATTTATACGTTTTATAGAATTATTACAGAAAATAAATATAATACAAAGATATAAAACTAAAAGTATATATTGACTTTATCCAAACATTAACATATAATATAATCATATAAAGTTTAACATTAAATAAATTATATTTATATCAATTCTAACCTCCATATATCAATTATAAGACACTTTAAATAATCATCTACCAATTATATACCTAATACGTTTAAAGTCATTAAATGGTTAGTAAACTTGATATATAACTACTGTGGAACTCTTGGAGTATTGACATTAAATATAGATTATATAATTTATTTCACTTGCTATTCTTATAATTTTTAATATTATGTGATAGAATAAAAGTGGATACATATTTTAATATTTAATATTAAAAAATATGAATATAAGGAATTATAGGGGATAAATATTATGGATAATTATAGAAAAGACAATAATGGCAGAAATATTAAAATTGTTGGGGATGCTAAACCCATTAAGAAAGTTACTCAAGGAGTATTATTTGATTCTAATGGCAAAGTTGAGAATTATGATAGTGAATTTCCATATACAGTATTTAAAACAACAAAATCAAACGTAGAAAATAAAGATGATTTCATATGTGAAAAATATCAACCTGCTAATAAGAAAATTAAACTCAACAAAAAAGTAAATAAAAATGACGCAATGCAGAATTCATTAGCTAAGGATGGAATGGAACAAATACAATTTGAAGAACCTAAAGAATATAATCCTATTACAACTCGTAAACAAACATTTCCTAAGAGGATTAGACTTACTAAAAGAGTAAATACAAATACAGAAATGAGTCAGTCAGATAAAGATAAATTCATTTCATTTAATGATGACACTAAACTTGAAGTTATAGAAAATTTAATAAATAGCATTGAAGATAGTAAACGTACAGAATTAAGAATGAAGAATATGGTATCTGAAATGAATGAATTAAAAAATCAGATGATTAGTTCACTTAATAAAAGAAAAGCTGAAGATATTAAAAAAGCTAAACAACAAGCTATTGAGGATATTGAGTATGATAAAATAATTAACAGAGATAAAGAAGGAGTTAAAAAACTTGGAGTAACTAGCGAAAGATTAGCTCAAATAAAACAAGCAACCTTTCCAATGTTTGATGGTTTACAGACAACTGATTTTTCAGATTATGTATTAAGGAATCAACTTAAAGAAATATTAGAACAGAAAAGAATTAAGCAGAAAGATTTAGCTGAAAAATTAGATATTACATCTGCTACAATGTCAAATATAATAAATAATAGAAATTCGACATCCATAGAGTTAGGCTTCAAGATTGCTATCACATTACGATTGAGATTTACAGATATATTTTATTATGATAAAGAAGAATATAATGAGGATTATTACAATAAAAAATAATAAATTAGATTAAACTAAAAATAAGTATTACAATATTTAAAAAATATATTGACATACTTAACCAATCTATGTATAATATTAATTGTAGGGAAGATAATTCCTTAACAAATTAATACATAGGGGTGTGGAGTTTATTATGTTATATGCAAAAGTTAATAAAGAGAATGGTGCAGTTGAATTTGTTAAAGAGGAATGTCTAATTGGGGAGTTAGCATCATATTACGAGATTCTAGAGTATATAAGTATGGGTTTTAATTTAGACAATGGGCTTATATCTTCTAATGAAGGTGTTATAGGAATTAGTGGAGAGTGTAGTGAGGAAATCGAGTTAGTATTAAAATATTAGAATATTAATAAAAAGTGAGGTGAATATTGTGTCAAATTATGTTTTAACATTACAAGTAAGAACTGAAAAGTTTCAAGAAGATATTTTAAATAAAAAATTTGAGGAATATAGGAAGATATATAATAGTTGTTTGGGTGAATTATACAAAAGATATAATCACATGAGGGAATCTAAGGAATATCAACGAGTTTGTAAAATGGTTAAAGGAAAAGACAAGAATAAACAATTCAATAATATAAATAAAATATATAATTTGACAGAGTATTCACTTCATGCTTTTATTAAATCGCCGTCAAAGTATTATAATGCAAATACACAAATAGGTCAAAAACTAGCTACTAGATCATTCTGTGCGTTTCAAAAGATAATGTTTCATAAGGCAAATAAAGTGAATTATATTAAATATACAGAATTATATTCTATTGAGGGCAAATCAAATAGAAGTGGAATTAGGTTTAGAGACAATAAGATATTATTTGATAAACTTATTTTACCTATAATAATAAAAACTAATGATATATATGCACAAAAAGCTATTCAAGATAAAATTAAATATTGTAGAATTAAAAGAGAAATGATTAAAGGTAAATATCATTATTATGTTCAATTGATTATGGAGGGCATTCCACCTACTAAAATAACAAAACAAGGTGAAGTTAAAGGTATCTGTGGTTTTGGTAGAGTTGGAATAGATATTGGTACTCAAACAATTGGAATTGCTTCAAGATATGATGTTAAATTATTAGAATTGTGTCCTGAAATTAATAATATAGATAGACAAATTAAGCTTCTACAACGTAAAATGGATAGAAGTAAAAGAGCAACTAACCTTAATAAATTTAATAAGAATGGAACAATAATTAAAGGTAATATACAAAAATGGATACAGAGTAATCGCTATATTGTTATTAAAAATATTAGAAAAGAATTATATAGAAAACAATCAGAAATAAGGAAACAATCTCATAATATCTTAGCTAATAAATTATTAAATTTAGGAAATAAATTCTATGTAGAAACAATGAACTATAGTGGACTTCAAAGAAGAAGTAAGAATGCTACCGTTAACGAGAAAACAGGAAAGTATAATACAAAGAAGAGATTTGGTAAGAGTTTAGCTAATAAAGCTCCGAGCATGTTCCTTACTATATTGGATAATAAATTAAAGTGGAACAATACTGAATTATACAAAGTTAATACTTATAAAATAAAGGCATCACAGTACAACCATTTTGATGAGAAGTATAATAAAAAAAAATTAAGGGAACGCTGGAATATATTCAATGTCGACAATAAAGAAATTCAAATTCAAAGAGACTTATATAGCAGTTTTCTAATAATGAATGTAAAAGAAAACTTAGAAGAAATAGATAGAGATTTATGTTTTAAAACTTATGATGATTTTAAGAATTTGCATGATAAAGAAATTAATAGATTATTAAGCAGTAATAACAAAAAAATATCAAGTATGGGAATATAAAATTAAGTGTAACTAAGTCGAGAATCGGGCTTTATACTAGCGTTAATGGTGACATAGGTCATTTTGTTAGTGAAATTCTTAGAGAAAATAATTAGTGTTAATATGTTGTAATTTATGGATGAAATATTATTCCCATAAATGAGAGTATTAAAGAAATTTATTAGTATCTAAGAACCTACTACATTTTTACAATGTATAGAGATTCAGATAGGGGGACAAATTATTATGTTATATGCAATTATTGTAAATGGGGAAATTGAATTAAGTAAAGTTGAGGTTAGGGTTGAATTATTGGGGAATTATTATGAACTTCTTGAAAGTATGAGTGAAGGAAATCAGATTGAGAATGGACTTGTTATGGTAAATGATGGTATTGTAAGTATTAACGGAGACTATGGTGAGAATATTGATTTAATATTAAATTTTGAAAAAGATATAGATATTCAAGAGGAGATAATTATATGAGAAGAAAACATCCTAATGTAGCTAGATTGTCAATGGCTAAGGGATTTAAGCCAAGAGGATTATATAGAAAAAGGAGTGTGAAAATTATGGAAGTGTCAATGGGAATTTCTCCAGTATTCACTGGAAAGACTGCTAAAAGAATAATGGAATTATCTGAATTAAATGAAACTAGCTTAAACACTTCATTTATAGAAGAAAGTAAAGCTACTGCAAAAAGAAATGGTTGGATTATAAAGAAAAGAAGGTAGCTTATAATGAATATATCAACAGTAAGAATAACTCACGATTATTTTGAGGGTATGGATTATTTTAATAAATTAGATGATTTCAATTGTGGTGTAAAAACTATGAATGATTTCTTAAACTTTGATGCTAGAAAATTAGATGAAGTTGGAGAAGGATCAACATATTTATATATTGATGAAGATACTAAATCTCTAATAGGATATTATACAATTAAATGTTCATCAATTCAAATCAAAGAAGGTAGATATCCAAAGGTATTTCCTGCTATAGAAGTTTCAAGATTTGCTATAACAGAATCTTATCAAGGAATAGGATTGAGTCAATCTTTATTTAGTGATTTAATTGATGAGATAAGATATATAAATGATAATTATGTAGGAGTTAAATTTATTACATTATTTTCAATATCAGATAAATCATTTAAATTTTACTCGGACTTTGATTTTGAAGTTGGAAATGAAGAAACTACTATAGTATTAGAAGATGATATTAATTATAACTGTACTTTTATGTTTGCTTTATTATAATATAGAAAGATTATAAGAATGATGTGATATGACTTGTTATGATTTATAATTCTTTCTAGTTAATAAAATAATACAATTAAGAAACCTTATAACAATTATATCTTCCTCCTTTCTTTCACCTTAAACTGTATACATTTCATTAGAAAAGTAAATATATAAGATATTAAGAATTTTAGTGTCATATATTTTGTTATTAAAACATGAATACACTCTTACAATATATGGTAAAATATAAACGAACAGTATTATATTAATAACCTGTTTTAGATATTTATGTAAAATTGTATTGAAATATGGCATATGAGGTGATATAATGTTTATAAAGAAGTGGGTAGAAAATAATACTAAACAAAAGAGAAAATTTAAAATACAAGATAAAGGAGTTGTAATGGGTATGAAAAATATAATTCATGCAGACATAAAAACATCTTTAGATAAAATCAGTTCCCAATTAAAAGTATTAAACGGGGAAAATGGAATGATTAAACTTGATAAAAATAATCCATCTCATGTTGACTGGTTTGAGGATGACGATGAATAGGAGCTTATTTAATGGCAGATATAAGGGACATATATGTAGTTCGTATATATTACGAGAATGACATAAAAAATTTCAGAAATAGACCAATAATTATTATTAATAAAACAGTAGAACAATTAAAAGAAAAATTTTTTACAATTTCAGAAATAACAGGAGCTAAACCAAAGACTCCTCCTAGTTATTATGACAATTTTAAAGAACCTATTATTAAATGGAAAAAAGCAGGGTTAGACAAGTTATCATTTGTGAAGACAAATAAGTTACAAGTAGTTAAATCGGACAAGTTGTATAAGAAAATAGGAGAAATGGACAATGGTGATTTTGAGCGTATTGTCAAAAGAATAATTGAAGAACACAGCTAAGATCTCTAAATAATAAACTTATATATTGTAAAAAGTACACAATTGAATTATTGTGATTGTATATTTTTTACAATATATAAAAAGAATAATATAAAGCTAATATTTACAATAAAGTAAATTGATGGTACTAATGGATTATAAACAACGTTTAATTTTCAATAGTTAATATAATGATATAAAATAGCTTGACAATGATTTCCTTTATGTTATAATTAAATTGTGGTAAAAATATAAATTTATCACAATGTTTAAAGATAAAAGGAGATTAATATTATTATGGAAGAAAAATACGAACAATTAAAGTGGGATATAATTTGTACAGGGAATGAGGTTATGATATCTGATACAACAATAAAGGTTAAAGAATTATATGGAGGATTCGGGCAAGGTCAGAAATTATTAACAGTATCACAAATAGCACAATTACATGTAGATGATCCCAGTAATAAAGAAGAAATGAGAACAAAGGTAAAGAGAATTAATGAACTTATAAATAATAATATTACTTTAGCTAGTGGAGACGAGTATTTTGAGTTTGGAATAGATATACTTGACCTAAAATCCGTGGACGTTTCCACCGACCACAAGAATATTGTTAAGAATTTAGTTTCTAGTAAGGTATTTACACAAAATTCAGTCAATCGTGCAACAAATTTATATATTTTATCAGAGCAAGGATATTCTTTATTAATTAATTTAATGACCGATACTAAATCTAAAATAATTTACAAAAGAGTAATTAGAGATTATTTTAAAATAAAAGATTATGTTCTCAATATAAAAGATAGTGAAAGATATTTGTTAAGAATAATGGGTAAAAAAGAGAGAAAGAAAACTACTGATACTATTAAATATTTTATAGATCGTGGAGACTTACTCATGGATAAAAATCATAATCCATATGCAACAGAAACAAATTATATTTACAAAATATTATTTAATAAAACTGCAAAACAAATTGAGAGTTCTTTTAAATTAACATTAAAAGAGGGAGATACAGTTAGAAATTATATGTCCAATGAAGATTTAGATGATATAAGAGATGCCGAAGGTAGGGTTGGATATATGATGGAAGATGATAAGAGTTATGAACAAATAAAGATAAGATTAAAAGAATTACATCCAATAGCCAGAATGCCTAAATTAGCAGATAAAAGTATATCATTAATAAAGAGATTAACTGAAAAGAGTTTAGTATGATAATTGAATTTAGCTAAGAACGAGCATAATATAGTTAATATGAGATCCCAAAACAAGGTACTTTAGGGGTATAATATAGCGTAAAGCACTGGTAACACTATGTTTGTTTGAGGTCACTAACTTTACGAAATTATAATAGTATTTTACAATATAAGGATATGTTATTTAAATTTAACTATCCTTATAATAATATAAAAACAATTAGAGGTGTAAAATTGAAAACATATAGGAAGTCTAATAATATAATTAAAATGTGTAGTAAAAATAGAAAAATATATATAGGATATAAAGATTTTTCATTGATTGATAAGAAATATTTTAAAGATATGATTAGTCCTTTAATAATTGAACAATCTAAAAACTATATAATATTAACAGGAATTGGATATTATATAAATGTATTATGTTTTGATAATTTAGATTTGTTTTTAGAAGGGTGTTGCGGTTCTTTTGGATTAGGATTAGACAGAGAAGAAATATTAAAATATGATTGTAAGTAATAATCTCCTTAATAAAATGTTGTAGGTATGGTAAAATGAATGTGATAGATACATATGATTTTATATGAATAGGATTATTAAGGAGATAGATATTATGGCAGTTAAAAATAGATTAAAAGTTATATTAGCACAAAAAAATATATCACAAAACAAATTAGTTGAAGACTTAAAAATAAATAAAAGCACACTCAGCAATATAATTAATGAGAAACAAAACTGTACAATGGAATTAGCACTAAATTTGGCAGAGTATTTAAATGTAAAAATAGAAGATATTTTTTACAAGGAAAATAAAAGAGAATTTAATCAAGGATTTGACAGAGATCTATTTGATATATTAATAGATAAAATAGATAAAACTTATAAATTATATAGAGAAAATATTATTTCACAAGACCAATTGATAAGTTTATATAAAGAATTTGAGAGAAACTTCAAAGAAAAGAATGGAGTATTATCTATTGTTGCAATGTTTGAACTTTATATAGCTGAGGAGAACATAGAAATAAATGAAATTGCAAAAGAAATATTTATGTATGGAGTTTTGTAATCATAAACTTTTATAAAATATTCTACTTTAACAAAATTAGTATTGACATAATAGAATATTCTATGTATAATTAACTTATTGGGAAGTAATTCCTAAATAAGATTATATAGGGGGATTAAATATTATGTTATTTGCTAATATTGTTAATAACGAGGTTGTATTTGAGAATAATGAGGGTGGAATTAAGGCTACTTTTTACGAGGTGTTAGAATGTGTATCAGAAGGTTGTAGTGAATTAATAGGAATGATATGGGTTAAAGATGGAATAGTTAGATTTGATAAAGAAGATATAGACTTGATATTAAGATTTTAGAATATGAGAAATACATAATAAGTTTAATGATTATTATTAAGGAGATAAAAATGAGAGCTAGAAGAATTAGAGTAGCAAAAGCAAGAATGACTGTGAATAAAAAAATAGATATAAGGAAGGTGAAGATTATGGAATCTAATAGTTATTCTAAATATGGTGAGGTAGGTAAGACTGCTGAGTTATTAAATAGTGCTGTAAGAAGAAGTGGAATAACAATGAGTCAACTCTCAGATATTGAAGAGGAGGCTAAGAAAGAATATGCTAAAAGTCGTATTAGATAGTAATATAATTACAGGAGCATTTATAAGAAAAGAAGATGACTGTGTTAAACTAATGGACAAAGAATATACTGGACATTTTAATACATTTGCTTCAAACGATACTATGGAAGAAATGTTAGCTATTACAAAAGCATATTCTTTAAACACTACATTAAATTTAGACAAAATTGAAGTTGTAGAATTTTTTAAGAAAATTACAAGATTATATAGAAGATCTAAACCAATAGAAACTACAAATAGGGTTTATATAATTAAAAGTGACGATACAGATAACATATTTTTAGAATGTGCTATGGAAAGTAATACTGATTATATAATTACTAAGAATTTTAGACACTTTAAAGAGGCTATAGGAAAGATTAAGAATATTAATAATAAAGAAATAATTATATGTAATCCAAATGAATTCATGGATATATTAAAAGTTGAACATAAAGTTGCTATAGATAAAGTATAGGAATTATAAATAAGATTAAACTTTGGCAAGAGTGTTATAGGAGTAATTACCCTATAATTAAGAGATACACCGACACATCTCAAACTCTTGCTTTTACATATAAAAATTGTCGGTAATATAAAATAATATAAAGGAAGTGTTGGTATTAATGAAGAAAAAGACAACAGAAGAATTTAAACAAGAAATCTATAATTTAGTTAATAGTGAATATAGCGTATTAGGAGAATGGAATGGTTATAAAACAAATACAAAATGGAGACATAATACTTGTGGTTGTGAATGGGACAATACATCCCCTAGAAGTTTTATAAAAAATGGCGTGAGATGTCCTAAATGTTCTTATAAAGAACGAGCAATTAAAAATACAAAATGGGATTTAGATGCATTTGAGGAATTTATTAAAATTGCATTATCTGATGAATATAGTATCACAGGAGAATGGTATGGTTATAGAGAGCCAATTAAAATGAAACATCATACATGCGGAAATGAATGGGAAACGACTTCTCCTTGCTCAATGGTTGTTAATGGGACTAGATGCCCGAAATGTGGAAACGAGCAAAAAGCAATTAAAAATACAAAATGGAGTTTAGATACGTTTAGAGAATACGTTGAAACAGTAACCCAAAAGGAATACTTAGTTACTGATATTAAATATAATGGTTTTTTAAAACCAATTAAAATTAAGCATGTTATATGTAATCATGAATGGGAAGAGACAACACCTAGTAGTTTTATTCATCAAGAAACAAGATGCCCTATATGTACAAATGAAAGAAAGACAGAAAACCTATTAGAAAATAATCTTGATAAATCTACTAGCTTTGAAAAATGGGGTGAAGATAATATCTGTAAAAATTTTATTGAAAAATATTGGGACTATATATTAAATACGACTTCTCCAGACAAAATAACATATTGTAGTAGAAAAACTAAAGTGTATATAAAATGTGACAATGTCTCACATGAAAGTTATGCCGTATACCCATCAGATTTTACAACCCACAATAGTAGATGTCCACTTTGTGCTAAAGAAAATAGAATGGGTGAAAAGAATTGGAATTACAATCCAAATTTGACTAGTGAAGAGCGAGAGAAAACGAGAACTCAACTATATGGAGAAAATCAAGCTAGTTGGAGAAAATCAATTTTTAGTAATGATGATTACACTTGTGACTGTTGTAATAGTCGTGGTGGCAAATTAAATGCACATCATTTAAATGGATATAGTTGGGATAAAGAAAATAGATGGACTATAAGTAATGGAATAACTTTGTGTAATAATTGTCATAAAGATTTTCATAAATTATATGGTAGGAAAAATAATACAGCACAACAATATGAAGAATATAAAACTTTAATAGATAATAAAATCAAAGAAATACAAGATAAAAAGTTAAATGTAGCAATGTAGAATATTTTTATAATTAGTTGCATAATTCCATGTTATGTTATATAGTATATAAACCCAATAATATAAAACAACTAAACACTTCCATGTTTTGTTTTACTTAAACCTATATATCTTTTACTATAATTTTAATAAAATACAATACTATATTTACAATATATGGTAATATATAAGTATATCAATTAATATTATATCCATTTAATATGGAAAGTATACACATTTTATTAAATATTTTAATATAACCTTGAAAAGTAGTATAGGAGATGGTAAAATATGAGTATAAAGAGATGGACAAGCAGTAGGGGAGCAGTATATAAAATTAATAGGAGAAATGGGGGAATTAATATGGCTACAATTTCATTTGACAGAGAAATAATTTTAAATGAAGTAAGCGCAAAAAAATTAATAAATACAATACATAGTAGCAATGCGAAAAAAATGGTGGATATAGATGTGGAAGAGAAGTTGGCAAAAGGTAAAGAATTATTAAATCGACTATTCTTTCATTAAGAGATATTTTAGAAAGATTTAATTCTGATGAACAAATAACCAACCTTTTGTCAAGATTCAATTGTGAGAAAAACAATGATGTAGCTAAATTTTTAAAAGAAAAATCACTCAGATTTGAAAGAGCAGACAAAAGTAGAACTTATTTAGTAATATCGGAAGAAAATATTCTTAACGAAGATGGAACATTAAAAATATTAGCATACTTTACAGTTGCTAAAAAAGTAATAACCCTTCCAACCATTACTTCCAAAAACAAAAGAAAGAAGTATGACGGGATAAGCAATAGTGCGACGGAAATTAATTGTTTTTTAATTGGACAGTTAGGTAAGAATGATGAGCATAAAACTGAAATCGAAGGTAGTACAGTTTTAGAGTATGCTATTAATATTATTAAAAAAGGTAGAGAATATATAGGCGGAAGAGTTGTGTTGATAGAATGTGAAGATAAACCTAAATTGATAAATTTTTATGTGACAAATAATCAATTTGAGCATATATCAAAAGATAAGAAAACAGGATTGCTACAGTTAGTTTATACACTTAATAATGTAGCGTTTGAAAAAGCTGAGAACAGTATCTTAGATATTTTAGAAAAATCACAAAGTCCATCTTAAAACTCTTAGATATTAAGTTATTTAGGAGTTTTTATTATGTTTAAGTTATTAAATTAGTTGCATAATTCCATGTTTTGTTATAATATATATGATAAGACACTAAAAATAACAAACTATGGAATTAATTATAAAATAGATAATAAAATTAAATAATTATAATTATCTCCATACATATAAAAATAATTTATATAAAAAGGGGGATAGTTATAATGAAATTTAAATCTAAATATTTAAGTGGTATATTAATACTTATAGTAATTATTGCAATAATAGTGGGAAAAGCCATTTCTAATAATAATATTAAAGTAGCAAGTAAAAATGAATTTAATATTGAATTTGCTCAATGTAAAACAATAATAAACGATACATCAACTAAATTAACAGACAACCAAATAAAAATTATAGAAGACTTTGAAAATAAAAATTTATATACAAGCAATAATCAATTTAAGAACGAATTTGTGCCTTATCTCCAAAACAAAATGTCAGAAGGACTAACGTCGAAAAATGTTAATTATATTGATAAATTAGTTGCAAGCTCAAGAGCAGTATTTGACTTTAATAAAAAAATAGGTGATACACGCACAAAATTAATTGATAAGAGTGATTCCTTATTATCATACGCTGATAGGAACGATACGCACGAAACAATAACGCCTAAAGAGCCAACTATAGGAATAAGAGATTCACAAGTGAATATTTCAACATGGGGAAATCCCTTATCTAAAAATATCACAAAATCAGTAAATGGCACCGATGAACAATGGGTTTATTCAAATAATAGATATATATATATCGAAAATGGAATAGTCACTGCAATACAGACGCATTAAAATAGATAATAAATTTAATAGATAACAATTATGAAGAGGTATTTAATTATATCTCTTTTTTATATGCAAAAATATAATATAAAACCAATAATATAAATTTAGGAGGAATAACAATATGAATAATAACGTAATTAATTTTAGTGACTTAGGTAGTTTAAAGAGGTATGAAAATAAATCAGCAATATACACAAATGAAAAAGATGAGGTAATTGTAGTTTATGGCAAGGGAAATATAGAAAAAGTAATAGCAGAAATAGAAAAGCCTGTTTTAGTTTACAGTCCTAATGTTGAATTGAAAATAGCAATAATTAATGTATTTATAAAAAATATGACTATAGGAGAAGATGGAAATGTTGCTTTTAATGTAAAGAGTTCTATTATGATTTCAGAGTTATTAAGTAGAATGACTAATATAGACTTAGGACTAGATAGTGAAGAAAATAAGCAAATGGTTGAGGATATTATTTCAGATCCTAGTGATTTACTAATTGCTGTAAATGATATTATGACAGATATTTCTAAAAATGTTATGACAAGATGGAGTGGAAGTATGATTGAACTACAAAATATGCCAATAGAACAGAGAGAAATATACATAAAAGAAGTAGAAAGACAGTCTATTCAAGATAAAAAACTAAGTGAGCCAGTCATTAGTGAGAAAGAAAAACGTAAAATAGAACTTCAAAAACAATTAGAAGAATTAGATAAAGAGGATGAAAATAATGAAGGAATAAAAGAAGTGGAAATAATAAAATAATATAAAATATTTATAGAAAGGAATTAAATTATGGATGATTTACGAGTGGAATTTCAAATGCAAATAGACGCATATTTAGAAAGTATAAAAAAAAGAGTCGAAGAATTATTTCAGCAAGCAATTTCTGAGACAATTTACCAACGATACAGTCCATCGGAGTACGTTAGAAATAATACTTTTCTCAATAGTGTGAGAGCTAATATAGATTTAGTAACAGGAACGTTATTTGTTCATACAGACATTAACGAAGGGGATCAATATTATTCTACAAAAGATGGCTCTCCACAATTTTCTAATATTGAAAACTATTTAGAATATGGTCATAAGGATTCTACTGGAATATCTGGAATGTATCATGATTATACTCCTTCATTTTATCTTGAGAGAGCTTATGCCTTAATACATGAGGAATTTCCTGAATTAACGTTAACCATTATAAAAGAGGAATAATTTTAAAGAAGTGGTTTAATTTCACTTCTTTTTATTTTATAAAATTAGAAAGGAGTGATTAAATAATATGGGATTGCTAAACGGAATTTCAATTAGCACTAATATCAATGCTACAATGTTGCAATTTGACAAATTAATAGAACATATCAATACAAGTTTAAAACAACCATTTAACTTAGATTTGAATATAAATCAGATACAACAGCAATTAACACAAATTACCAAACAAACTGAACAATTTAAAACGGCATTAAATAATTCAACTTCAAATAAATCACTAATTAATTCTACTGAAACAACTAAACAAGGAAACGAAATAAAGCAAACTATTGAACAAATAAAAGAACAATTGCTTTCTTTGAAAAATGTTGCAACAGTTAAAATTAATTCAAGTGATATTAATCAAGCAACTAAGAATATGAATTCTTTTACAGCTACAGTGACAAAAGCAACAGGTGAAATAGAAAAATTAAAATATGCACAATCAGGACAAAGAGATAGTGCATCTAGAAATGGAACTGCTACACCGATATATAGTCAATCTAAAATTAGTAATGTGGTAGATAATACTAGCACTGTACAAGCAAAACAACTATTGGCAGAAGAAAATGCTTTAATTGAACGAGAAACATCTCTATTAACAGAAAATATTAGTTTAATGACCAAAGAATATGAATTAACTAATGAAATATCTGTAGCACAACAAAAGGGATTAAGTTCAAAAGTAGAAGAGTTAACTCTACAGAGACAAATTAATAGTGCTAAATTAGAAAGTTCCAATGATGGATTAACAAATGTAAGTAAAGGTGGTCAAGCCAGTATAGTAGAAGCAGAAAATGCATTACTTAGACAACAGATGTTAATTGAATCGAGCATTGGGGATAAGCAAAATATTAATACTGGTAAAATAGAGGGTCAAATAGCCTTATATCAAGGCAGAATGAATCCTCAAATTGATGCATTATTAGTAAAAATGAAAGCATTAGGAATGGTAGATACATCTGGAATAGAAAGATATAGAGCAGAATTAAATTCTATAAGTTCTAGTAGTTTTAATAAAGGAGAAATGACACAACAGTTTAATAACTTAAAAGCTAGTGCAAATAGCAATATATCAACAATGCAAAATCTAAATAAAGAGACTAAAGGCTTCATGGGTACATTGGGTTCATCAGCAGTTAAAATGGGTCAATTCATGCTAAGTGGGGCTTTAGTTATGGGTATTGTTACGGCATTTAAGACTGCTACATCCTCGGTAATAGAATTGGATAATGGAATGAATGCCCTTCGAATTGATATGATGAGAGCAAATGACAATGTTTTTAAAACAATGTCAGATGGTGCATTAGATTTAAGTTTGAAACTAGGTACAAATATTAAAGATATTACAGACGTAATGGCTGTCTACAGCAACGCAAATTCTAGCGCAAAAGAAGTCTTGGCTAAAACTGCTCCCAGTGCAATTTTGAGTAATATTTCAGGCATGTCGGGATAACTAATAATTACAAATAAGTTTTAAACAGCTTAGAAAATTGTTGACAGTCCCCCATATTTATAAAGAGTATGGAAGATGATTAAAATAAATCATCAATATCCTTTGAATTGTCTGGAAACCCCTAAGAGATAATCAAACTACAACGTAGATTTGAAATAAAATCAAGCGTGAATGTTACGAAAGTAGAAAAAATTGATTATATGGCATAAGGTTAAATCCTAAGTGCTTTAATAATGGGCAATCAGCATCTAAGACTCGAATAGAGTAAAGTTCAACGACTATCCTGTGATGGGAGTACACTCAAGTGGGTGGAAGTGGAGGAATCCTAGTTCTTATTTTGTAAGAAAGGATATGATATAGTCTACGCTTATATGAAAATATGAGAAGTTCATAAGAGAACTGGTTAAGCGTAACGAGCTTAATTGAATTATATATAAAACTTATTAAAATAAATACAAGTTTTATATAACGGTTAGATTCAAGTGATGCAATTCAGGCAGTAATGTTGCAATTCAATCAATTTAAAACGAGCAGTGATGATATAGCAACACAATCAACAAAAATAAGTGATACATTTGCGTCAATCGCTTCAAAATTAAGTCTAGATTTTAAGACTGGATTAACTTCTATGTCTTCAGCAGTAAAGTCTAGCGGATCTGTAATGGACGAGGCAGGTTTGTCATTCTCGAAATATTCCGCAATTGTAGGTAAATATATTGCCGTCTAATTTAGAAATATATTAGATTATAATTCCTAGAGAAACTTGGAAGGCTAAGTTATTTTATAATAATATAAAATGATATGCTAATCAGAGTGGAAGGCTAATAATAATATATTAGTCACACGCAACGCATAGGAGATGAAACTTGAAAATAAGAATATAATTCTCCCACGAGCTAGGAACATCATAATATTAAGTTAATGATGAAAAGGTATGCTGAACTTATAGGAAACTATAAGAAATAGAGGATAAAAAGCCTTTATGATAACATAATTGAAATCAGCGGAAACGGATAGATTAAGCGGAGAAACTCTAGGAGCGGCATACAAAACAATCGCGAGTAGAATAACGAGAGCCAACACTGGCGATTCCTCAGCTGAGGAGGTTTCTAAGGCAGATAAAGCTTATAAAAGTATCGGCATAAACGTGAGAGACAATGTTGGAGGATTCAAGGATTTAGATACTACCTTGACATCTCTTAATAAGGTATGGTCTAGCTTAAGTGGACAACAAAGATCATACATAGCCGAGCAGTCAGCAGGCGTGCGCCAAAAAGCAATTTTCATAAATATGATGGATAATTATACCGCTTCAACAAAATTAGCAACAGAATCATTATCGGCTCAAGGAATAGCAAGTGCTAAAAACGATATTTATCTAGAGAGTAGTACTGCCAAGATTAAACAGTTCCAAGTAGTGGTTGCCACGCTTTTTGATAAAATGGTAAATTCAGATGGATTAAAAGGAATTATAGTAGGAGCAACCACAGTAGTAAGTTCTTTAAGCGGAATAACGAGCACGTTTGGATTATTAGGTGGAGCTGTTACAGTATTTGGTGAAATTATAGGAATTAAATTCGTATTAGCTGTTGGTAAAGCTGTAATTTCAACAATAGCATTACAAATGGCAAACCACACATTAGCTGTAGATGAAATAGAAACAGCTGTGGCAAGTGGTCTTTTAACTGTTGAAATGGGAAAACAAGCTATTGCAGATGATTTAGTATCTGCAAGTAACGTCGGTCTTGGTGTAAGTCTAAAGGCTACTGCATTAGGATTTATTGGAGTTGAAGCAGGAGCAGAAGGAGCAACAGCAGGAATACTTGGTGCTAAAATGGCTATGGTTGGTATAACAGCAGGATTAATATTGCTTCCAATAGCAATCGGATATGTTATAAATGCTTTTTCAACTGCATCTGCAAAAGAAGCAGAACATACAAAATCCATAGAAGATAGCATTACGAAGTTAAAAACCCAACAAACAGATATGGGAACATTAACATCCACATATGATAAATTGGCTTCTAATACAAGCCGATCTACGGAGGAGCAAAAACAATTTCTCGATACGCAGAACTTAATTATAGGTATTGCACCTAGTCTTATTGACCATTATGATTTAGAAGGAAATGCATATGTGAAAAATACTGCAACTTTAAAAGCATATATAGAACAATTGAAGATTCAAGAAGCAGAAAAGAAAAAGGCACTTCGAGATACATATGGTAAAGATATAACGTCAGATACTAGTGACCAAGCATCTGCTCAAGCGAAAGTTGCAAAGTTGAATGCACAGTTAGCAGACATGAAAAATAGAGGTGAGAGTTTGCCCGGTGCCGATTCAATATTTACTGAACAAATGACTACAGCAGAAGCTTCAGTAAAATCACTCGGAACAGCAATTGATAAGAATAAAGAAAATATAAAATTAGGAGTATCCGATTATGCAGTATTGGGTAAGGAAACTAAGATAATTGCAGATAATATGATAACAGCTATGGATAAAAAAGTTCCATTTACAAATGCAGAAAATTATGCAAGTGGAATAGAGTCTGTTGCAAAAAAGATAAAAGATAGTAATATAGAAGGGAAAATTACTGATTATGCCAAATTAGATGATGAGTTCAAAAACGGAAAAGTTCCAGTGGCAGAATTGAAAACAGCGTATACACAACTACAGACAATGTTGAAAAATTTAGGCTTGACAACAGGAGATATTAAAAAACTTTTACCCGAATTTAATACAACTATTATAGATGGAGCCACTGGAGTTACTGAAGTAACACAAGCTGAAACAGATGCTATAAAAGCACTCTCTGATTCATACGACGCTTCTATTTCAAATATGACCTTTTATGCAAAAACAATGAAAGAAATTAATACAACTGGTAAATTATCATCTGCAACGGAATTAGAAATATTAAAAAGTCACAAGGATTTGGCTCCATTTTTAGGCAATACATCAACTTTATATGACAAAATAAAAGAATCAATGGCTTCAGAGGGAACTACTGCTAAGAGTACATATCACGATATGTTGATGTTAGATAAAAACTTTGCAGTAACAGTCAGTAAAGATACGACATTTATGAATAAACTAAAAGCCGAAGGATATAAAACTGATTTTGCAAACGCTAAGAATGTTGCAGAAGCAAAAATAAAGCTTGAGTCTGAGGTCGTTAGCACCATCGCGGGAAAATGGGCAAAGTTTTTTGAAGCACAAGGTGACACACAAGTAGTTAACTATGATCAAGTTCTTAAATCAATGGGTAACGAAACAGGACTTAATATTACTCCTGCACAACAAGCCGAACTAGATAAACTCGGAGCAATGTCAAATAAAATTAATGCTCAAAATAAAGAACATGCAGACGCATTAAAGGCACTAGAACCTGATGTTGATTTTGGAAAACTAACTGCTGATTTAGATGACAATACCAAATCAAAAAAAGAAAACTCTGAAGCAACAGACGAGCAAACAGAAGCAACAAATAAACTTAAAATAGCAACTGACGCCATAGCTCTTTCTACTAAAAATTACGAAACACAGCTTCGTGCCATAAATTTACAAATGAAAGAACACGATTCTGCAATGTCCAAATTAAATGTTAATGGAAAAGAATACATAGAAGGATTGAAAGAAAAGCAGAAAATTTTACAATCACAATATGATTTAACCAAAAAGCAAATGAACTTAGATTCCTCAGCTGTAGGAGGTATATCAGCTTTAGAGGGAACAGCAAGTGCTTCTACAACTGGGAATACAATTATAAAACAAGCTGAAAAATATTTAAATACTCCTTATTTATGGGGAGGAACAACGACTGCTGGTTTTGATTGTTCAGGATTTGTGCAATATGTTTTCAAACAATTAGGTACAGAAATAGGTAGAAATACAACTGCACAGTTTGCTCAAGGAAATGCTGTTGCTAAATCAGATTTACAAGCAGGAGATGTTGTGTTTTTCAAGGGTGATGGTTCTGCTAGTAATCCTGGTCACGAAGCCATTTACATGGGAAGTGGTAAAATCATCGTTGCTCCTCACACTGGGGACGTAGTTAAAGAAACAACACTATCTAGTGGTGGAGAATATGTTGGAGCAAGAAGAATGGTAGCAAGTTCATCGTCGAGTGGAAGTTCAACAAGTATTCCCACTGGAGGAACATCTTTACCTGCGAAGGTATTAGCATATAAAGCTCAATTGGCTTCAGCAGGTAAAAAATATGGTATTACAGATGTTGCCCTATTAATGGCTATGATGGCTCAAGAATCTAGTGGTGAGGGTGGAGACCCCATGAAAGCTTCTGAAGGCATTGGATTAGCTCCTGATGCTATAACTAATCCTACTCAAAGTATTGATGAGGGAGTTAAAGCTTTAGCTCGAGTAATTAAGAAAGCAGGAGGAAATATCCCATTAGCTTTACAAGCATATAACTATGGAGATGGATTTATAGATTATGCTAATAGTAATGGTGGATATTCTCAAAAAACAGTACAAGGATATCAAGATGCTCATGGTGGAAAAGGAAATTATGGGGATTCTAATTATGCTAAGAATGTATTAAAATTTTATAACGGTTCTGGTGTCTCAGGTTCAGGAGGTAGTTCTTCAGATACATCTGCTTCAGACGGTTTATTATCTACTATAGATGGATATAAATCTAGTTTAATTGATATATCTGACCAAATAGCAAATATTGCATATGAGGTTTTTACTGGAACAGTAGGATTATTTGATGATGCTATTTCGGGAGAAGCTACTAAAATTTCAACTCTTAAAAATCAATTAGAATCTACATCTAATACAGATGAAGATAAAGTTGCAATTAATACAGAAATTGAAGCACAACTACGTAGGGAATTAGGAATGGCTTATAATAAAGCAAATTATATTTCTACTGAATTAAAAAGTAATCAATATAATCAAGCACAGAAAGTTGCGATGAATATAACATTACAAGAACAACTTGCAACAGATCAAGAAATAGTTAATCAGATAAATGAACAAATTAAAGCTCAAGATACATTAGCTCTATCTATAAAACAAGTTCAATTTGCTAAAGATGACAAATACTTTAGTGATAAAGGTAAGGAATTATCTTATAATGATTCAATGTTAAAAACAACAGATACCAAAGGAAAAGTAGATAGTGGATGGAAGAAATTAGATAATGACAATCAAGAATTTGAGAAAGTTAATGATTATATAGGAAATCTTATTGGACTTTCTGAAACAACTAGAAGTAAAGAAGGTTTGATTGCATTAACAGCAGAGATAGATACATATACCGAAAAGTTACGTACTTTAGGATTAGCTGTTAAAGAAGATACTAAATTATATGATGATTATAATATGGCTATGATATCTACACCTTATGACAAAAACAATTCAGAAAATGAAACTGCTTTGTCATATACTGATTCAGCTAGTAAGTATGTTAATGCTGTCGATACCGTAGAACAGATGAGATACTTGGAAGAAAAACAATTTACTCAGCAAAAACAAGTAGACGCAAGTAATAAAGCATTAGATGATTACCATGTTCAATGGAAAAATGCAGTTTCGGATGAGGGGAAAGCAGATATCGCTACTAAAATTGATGATGTAACGAAAGCTTTGGCAAGTCAAACGGTTGCATTGTTAGACACTAAGAAGGCACAAGAAGCATTAAATGTATCTAATGAAATTAATATAATTACAACTTCTGTTAAAAGCCTTACGGATTCATATACGGAATTACAAAATAAGGAATCTTTATTAGAAAAGTGGAAACCAGAATCTTATGCAGAAATAGGGAATTTAATGGCTTCTAGACTTGCTAATACTAAACAACAATATGAATTATCATTAAATCAATCTTCTTCATTGTTGATGTTACGTAATTCAGTAGAAGTAGGGAGTGAATCATGGGTAGCTTACAATAATCAATTAAATACAGTAAATGCGACTACAGAAGCTTCTATTTCAGCTATGGCAGACCAACAAGCTTCTATCTTAAAGAATAGTTTTGCATTAGATTCTAAAAATATATCAGATGTTGTATTTAATGGTTCTACAGCAGAAGATAGTCAAGCTAAAATAGATGACCAAAAAAAATATAACACAACTTATATTGAAGGAGAAGAGAAGTCTTTAACTTTTGATAAAATGAGACTTGCCTTAAATACTCAAATTAGAGATTCTGTTTCTGAATCTGCAAGAATTAAATTGCAATCTGAATTAGCAAGTTTAAATGCTTTGGAAAAACAAGGTAGTTTAACTCGTGTTGAATTAGAAAGATATCAAAAGAAGTTAGAAATCACTGAACTTCAACAGCAGATTGAGAATGAACAAAATCAGAAAAGTATTCAAACTTTAACAAAACAAAAAGATGGAACATTCCAGTATGCATATGTTGCTGACCAAGATAAAATTGACGGCTTGAATGAAGATTTAAAACAGAAACAGGTAGATTTAATTACTTGGGAAAAAGACACTGAACTAACAAAAGAACAAGATGATTTAACTGCTAAGACGGACTATATGAGTAAATTACAAGCTATTCTTACAAAAGCTCAAAATGGACAATATAAAAGTCAAGCAGATTTTCAAATGGCATTAGATGCTTTAAATGTTAAATTTGGAATGAGTGGAGACGTATTGAACGCCAATATAGGTGCTATAGAAATTGCATATAGTAGTTTTACTACAAACATGGTTGTACTTAGTAACCAATTATCAAGTGCTGTAGCAAATGCAACAAATACACTATCAAGTTCAGTAGCCTTATTAGCAGAATCAATAGGGAAATTAACTTCCATGTCTGCAACAGGATCAACCAATGGTGCAATAAATAGTGATGGAACAGTTACTACCATAAGTGGCAACTCAACATATCATGTTTTAGCAGGAAGTGTATTTGACCCTAATTCTCCTAATTATAATCCTAAATTTGCTAATGGAACCACTGATTCACCTGAAGGGTTAGCAGTAACATCTGAAAATGGAGCAGAATTGACATATTTAAATAAAGGAAGTGCAGTAATTCCAGCCAATTTTACTAAAAATATAATGGCATTTGGAGCAAGTCCTTTATCATATATGAAAAATCTGTTACCTAGCTTTTCAAATATTCAAATGCCTATTTTAAATACAAATAATACAAATTCACAACCAATAATAAATAATTACAAAATATCAGCAGACTTTCCAAATGCAACAGACCATACTCAAATCGAACAAGCATTTAGTAGTCTTAAATTGAGAGCAACACAATATACAACAAGTAAAACATATGGGCTAAATCAGTAAAATGGTTTAGTCTTTTTAAAAGGAGGTAAATATGAGTGAAAATATTTCTATGAATAGTCTACAAATCCAAGACGAAACGTTGGGCGCAATGGAAATAATGGTTTCTAAATATGTCGGAAACATGTTTAAAAATTGTGAATATGGAACTATAACAAATGTAAATACAGATGGTACATATGCAATAACTCGTAATGGTGAGACACTTAATTTAACATCTGCAAGTGAGTCTACTTTTATTGTAAATGATGCTGTAACAATATTCATTCCAAATGGAAATTATTCAAAAAGATTCATTTTATGTAAAAAGCCAATTTAATATAAAAAATAATTAATTAAAATATAAATAAAGGAGGGGATAAATCGTGTTAGTGACACCACAAATCCCAGTATTTTTACCATTTGATGCGAGTATAGAATATGATTTAGTTTTTAGTGTTCCTTCATATAGTGACCAAGTGATAAAAAATGAAATACAAATATTTACACAAGATAACAACACAACTCCTGTTGCAGATATTACAGCTACAAGTTTTCAATTGTTATGTCCTATTCCTGCAAATACATTGATAAATGGTGCAACTTATAATTTACAAATTAGAACTTATAATATTCTTAATGCAGTATCAAATTGGTCAGATTTAACTTCCTTCATGGTTTTATCACCTATTTCGGTAATATTAGAAATACCAAGTATTGTATTAAGTCAAAGTTTAAATGTTACTGCAAATTATTTCCAAGCACAAAACGAACCAATTTCCAGTTCTAAATTTATATTATATGATAGTATAAAAAATCAAATAGCAATATCACCAGAAATATTTGGAAGTTATATAAATTGGACATTTGATTTATTAGATAACGATACTAATTATTTTGTGAGATGTGAGTCGATAAGTCAACATGGTTTGTTAAAAACAACCGATTTTATTTCATTCATGACGCAATTTTTGGCTCCGAGAGTAAATAATTTACTTGCATTGACAAATACACCCCAAGAAGGAGCAGTATTGGCTAGTTGTAAGGTAGTAAGGATATTAGGACATTCAGTAGGTAATTCTCCTTATGTGGATAACGAATGGATTGATTTAACTGAAAGTGGTTCATCAGTATATTTTGATGATTTAAATGGTTGGAGTATGGATTCGGGATTCACACTTAAAATCTGGTTAAAAGGAATTCAGGAAGATAAAGTATTCTTAACATTATATGGGTATAATTCATTGGATAAAATTGAAGTCCAATATTATAACAACAGAATTCATGCTTTTAAGAAAGCATGTGGACTTGTGAGTCATTATTCTAGCTCGATAATTACTATATTGCCGACAGATACTGTATTTGTTTTTTTGAGACAAACGTATCAAGGCATTGATGTTCAATGCGAGATAAAATAATATAAAAGGAGATGATGTTATAAATGAGTTACAAAAGATCAAATTTCCCTGAACAGATGGATTCGTTTATAGAGCTTTACGATCCTTCACCAAGTGATATGACAGGATTAGACGAATTAGTATCATTACAAAAAATTACAAACCCTAGTACCACTCAGACAGCAAGAATGGCGGAGCTTATTATAACGTATCGTAATAAAATAATAAATGCTGAAGTAATAAACTATTATCAAGATTCAATGTCTAATACACAGAAGTTTTTCTTTGATACTGTAAATAACTATTTTAAATTTTCGCCCATTTATGATAATACAAACCCTTATAAAATAAATAATTCTGTAATGGGCTCGGATGGGAATATTTATATAAGTTTAGCTAGTGACAATGCTGGGAATGCATTATCAAATAGTAATTTTTGGAGAAGAATTACTTTAAAAGGTGATAAAGGTGATTCTATTCAAGGAATCCCAGGAATTGGATTTGCAATGCCAGTAGTGTACAACTCTAGTAATCCATATATTACTCCTCTGTCGGTTACATTTAATGGAGAAATTTTCGGATGTATTTCTAATACTACGATATCTAATATTACGCCTTCCGATGATGGAATAAATTGGATAAAATTAGTAGCAAAAGGAAATTCGACAGTGTTAGCAAAGATAGAAGGAACTATTACAGTAACTTCTGTATTGTCCATAATTCCAATAGGAATACCTGAATTTAATTATCAGACTGATATAATATCAATTCAGCAAGATGAGAAATATTTACTAAAAAAAGGAAGAGATTATACTATTAGTGCTAATGGATTGAATATCTTAAAAGTGAGTGGTAATTGGGATGGAACAGTCACACCTATAATATTTGATTTAATTGTCCTTAAGAACGTAGTGCAGAATCTTAGCTACGCCGACGGAACATTGATTTCATCAGGAACAGTACCATTATCTGCATTAAATGCAGACACCCAAGCACAAATTAATAAGATTGGATATCCAGTTTTACAGACAATATCACAAAATTTAAGTGGTGCTATTAATGAAAATACAAATAAATTAGCAAATTTATCACCTTCTACAGATATATTAATCCCTAGTGGAACAGCTAACAATATAGTACTACCTGTTACATTTGTAGATAAAAAGAAATATAGTTTTAAATCTTCGTCTACCAGCACAGGAACAGTTACATTAAATGGAATCACTCTTAAAAAATTAGATGGAACTGTAATTGGAAGTGGTGGAATTAAGCCTAATAAAGTATATGATTTTTATTATGATGGCAGTGCTTCAAGTGTTTTTATTTTAGCTAAGGCAGAAGGAGATGCTCTCGTTGGAGATGTCTTAGCATCAAAAATATTCTCTAACGGAGACGATACTGGATTGGTTGGAACAATGCCAAATAATGGAGCAATAAATATAACACCAACTACATCTTCACAATCAATTCCATCAGGATTTACTACTGGTGGAACAGTGAGTGCAGTTTCAGTACCAGTAGCAAAAGTTTTAAATGATACAACAATAGCAGGAGCAACAGGAACAATGGTTAATCAAGGTAATAAATCATATACACCTTCAGCTAACATGCAAGCTATAACCGAGGGGTATTACAAAGGTGGGTATATACAAGGTTCAGTTAGTTCTATACCTAATAATATAAGAAAAGACGTTATTATCAATGGAGTTACTGGTACCTTAACAAGTGGTGGATTTACAGCAGGAGATACTATTTTATTATCTCAATTACAAGAAAATTATGGTAACTTTATACAAACTGCTACAAGTCCTACCATAGCAATGGGTAGCAATAAATTTACTGTTAATTATGGTGGCACTGTAAGATTAAAATTTGGGTTACGTATTAGTAGTGGTACTGCTCAAGCAGGTTATGGTAGAATTTATAAAAATGGACAGCCTTACGGTACTACTCGAAGTAATAATACTACTTCACATATACAATTTTCAGAAGATTTAGATTGTAACTCAGGTGATTATTTTCAACTTTATGTATGGGGGGTAGATGGTAGTACTGGAATGATTGCTGTAGAGAACTGGATTATGTCAATTGGAAGTAGTCTTACTCAAGCTACAATAAGTTAATAATAAATAAAAGAGGTGAAAATAAATGGGATTAATTTTAGGATATAATTCATTCTTATCTACAAATTCAAATATTACTTTACCTTCTAATCGTTATTATAAATTAGAATTACAAAATGCGATATTTGATGCTATTGAGGGATACGATGATATAACTAAAGCATATTCTTCAGATAAAGAAGTATGGGAATATAATACAGCATTAAATGCAGAATTCAAAAATGAATTAGAGGGAGGAAATGTTGATTTAAATGGACAAGACCTCAGATGGCTTTTATTTCAAAAACGTAGAAAAGATGATTTAACTTGGAATACTATAGCTAAACTTGGTTATGATAGCACCGTTAAATTATATCAAATTATGGATTATTACATCGAAAACGCTGAAATATATGAATACTGTATAGTTCCCCTTTCTACAAACTTGTTAGGCAATAGAACAGAAACCGTAGAGATAATTCCTAACTATGATGGAATATGGCTAACAGATAGTCAAAACAATGTAAAACTTTTATATGATATTAGTCAAGGAGATGATGAATTTGTAAAACCACGTACTTCCATTGAGACATTAGGTGGACAATATCCTATTCACACATCTAGTGGCAATTTAGATTATAGAAAAGGAAGTGTAAAAGCTACTGTTCTATCAGATGCAAGTATGGATGGTAATGGAATAGATATACGACAAGAAAAAATAAATAGAAATAATATTATTGACTTTGTAAAAAGCTGGAAGCCTAAATTATATCGTAATGCTTATTCTGGAGAAATGTTGATGGTGGGGATTACATCAAATCCTAAGTTTACACACAATAATGACTTACAAGGAAGAATAGGAGAAGTTTCCTTTGATTTTGAAGAGGTTGGAAATACATTGAATGATACAGATATGAGAAATAATGGATTTATAGAATAAATAATATAAAAATATAAAAGAGATGAGGAATTTAATGGTAACTCAATTAGAATATGAATTAATGTTTCAATCAATTAGAGAACTACATATTAGAATGGTAATACTAGATACAAATGATAATATAGTCTATAAAATAGATGGATTCTTGCTTGGAGGGAATGTTACAATTGATGCTTCGTCTGCCACAAGAAGAACAGCAGATGGAATACAATTATATTTAAAGGAAGGATTTATTCCTGCTCCCGATTCGCCAATATGGTTAAATAAGAGATTTGAATTAGAAGTTGGACTAAGGTCAATTAAGGATAATGAAATACATTATTTTAAATTAGGAGTATTCACATTTGATAGCCCAACTATAAATATAAGTCTATCTGAAAGAAGCATTACATTCAAAGGGTTAGACAAAATGTGTCTCCACGATGGAACATATGGGGGAAAATTAAATGTCCCTAAAACAATATTAACTACAAACGCTCCGATTTCAGAAGGGATTAGGACTACTATTGTAGGATTAGGAAAAGAGACAAAATATATAATTGAAGATTGTACAGATGACAATGGAGTTGTAAGAAATATTCCATACAAACTGGAAAAGGATTTAGGTAGTACAGAATATGAAATTATACAAGAATTAGCTAATCTATATATGTGGTATCAAGTTTATTATGATTTAGATGGTAATTTTAGATATGAAAAATATAAAAACAGATTAACAGATCCGATTATATGGGATTTTTCAGATTATGACTTTAGGATTTCATCTCAAACAACTGATGATTTTCAAAATGTCAAAAATGTAGTAACCGTATGGGGTGGAGTTCAAGCAAACTTAGCACAACCATATGCTATTTCTAGAAATGATGACCCAAATAATAAATACTCTACAGTAAATATAGGAGAAAGAATTTTACCAATATCTATGGATAAATACTATAATAACGCCCAGTGTCAAGATTGTGCAGATTACAATTTATTTATGCATAGCAATTTAAATGAAAAAATATCAGTTACTTGTCTACCAATTTACTTGATTAATGAAGTAAATACGCTAATAAAGTTTAATGTTCCTGCTCATAATCTAAAAGGTGTATATATGATAGATAAAATAGGATATCCATTGAAGATAGATGGAATTATGAGTATAGAAGCGCATAAGATTTACGATTTAACAACTCAAAAAGACAATATACTTTATCCCAATAGCAGATTATATCCTTCAAATGATATATATCCAAATAGTAACTAGAGAAGAAAGGAGGAATGTCATATGTCACTTTATAATTATATTCCAAACAATTGGAATGGTAATAATGGATCTCAAATAAATGATGAGTCTTTAAATAAAATTGAAAATGGTATTAAATATGGACACGAAAGATTAAATAGTATTGATACAGAAATAACAAAAAGTACATCTGATATTGAGTCTATGGGAGACAGTATTATAACCACAGATGGAAAAGTAACAACTCTAAAAAACTTTATGGATAAATTCAATTTGAATGGAGTAAATGGACAAGTTTTAACATTGCAAAATGGGAATATTATATTACAGTCGCCTGAAAGTGGAAGTACTTCAATAGGTAATATAAGTCAGTGGGAAGCTAATAAACTATATGATTCAGGAACGTCAACAGTAATATATAATAATGGCAGTTTTTATGGTTTTTATTTATGTAAAATTACAAATTCAGAGCCAATATTTACTATAAGTAATTGGAATTTGATAGGAGAAACTGGATTTATTGGTGCAGAAACTACTAATATTTTAAAAAACAAAACTATTGATACTAGTAATAATACCATTACAAATATTGGATTAAATAATTTTGTGTCAGGACTTCTTGAAACAGACAACACATTAGGAAGTAATTCTAATGTACATTTTTCAAGTGTGAAAGCTGTAAGAGAATTTGTAGAAAATAAATTAAGTGGTCTAATGGGTGGATTGACAAGAAAAGGTTCATTAGATGCTAGTTTAGGAATGCTACCGTCAAACGTGAGCGAGGGAAACTACTGGATTGTGTCTAATGGAGGCAATGTTGGAGTTAGATTAAATGTAGGTGACTATTTAATAGCCAACCAAACAGTAAGTGGTAGTACGAATGTAAGTGATTGGAATGTTATCCCAAATATATTATCTTCGGATGTTTTAAAACTTACCGATATAATAGATTCACTAATAAGTACCGATGCAAGTAAAGTATTAAGTGCAAATCAAGGCAGAGTATTGAAGGCTATTTTAGATTCTATGGATACATTAAAAGCTGATAAAGTTTTAACTCCAATTACAGATAATTTGTTATCAATGGATTCTACTGGTAATTTAAAAGATAGTGGAAGTAAAGTTGCTGATTTTGAAACACCAACTGGAAGCCAACTGAAAGTGGATAATTCTATAATAGCAATAAAAAATGGGGTTTCAACTGATGGAGATACATTATTAAAACTTAGAACTTTAATAACAGGAATACAGACATTATTAAATTCAAACGATGTAAATTTAGATAGCTTGCAAGAAATTGTGAGTTATATTAAGGATAATAAAACATTAATTGATGGAATAACTACAACAAAAGTTAATATTTCAGATATTGTAAATAATTTAACTAGTACAGATATTAATAAACCTTCTAGTGCAAATATGGCTAAAACTTTGAATGACTCAATAGTTGCTTTACAAACTCAAGTAGATAACTTACCAACAACAAGTAATATAAAAGTTGATAAAATTGGTGTTTTAAAAGGAGAAAGAAGTGAGTTAAATTTTATCGAAGGTAGTAATATTACATTAGATATCAACGATGATACTGTGGATGGAAGGGTAGACATTAAAATTAACTCTACGGCTACTGGTGGAGATACTACCTTTGGAAACTATACCACGACTTATACATATGATACAAATGGGAAAATATCAGGTTGTACTATAATTGGAGATAAATCTGAAACTACAATATATGAATACTATACTTCAGGAGATAATTTAGGAAAGATAAATACAGAGGCAATTCAAAAAGATAGTAAGACAATTACTAATACATTTAGTTATACAAATGGAAAAATAAGTGAAGTAAGTACAATTACTACATAAGCTTAATAAAAGGAAGTGATAAGTATGGCATTAGATATTATTTCATATGGGGAAAGTCAAAACGCTAAAGAATTGGCTTTACAAAACAAAATAGACATATGGCAACAAAATACTTCATACGGTTTAGATAAATATATTTCAGAAAACAATTTATTATATAAATGCACTACAGCTCATACTTCTACAACAATTTTTGAAAATGATATATTAAATTGGCAATTAATAGGTTCAAATCCAATAGATATAAAAAATGATACTAGTTTGATATCAAGTAATGTCAAAAGTATTAGTTTTGTAGGAGCGGTTGTAACAGAAGCAAACGGTCAAGTGAAAGTCGAAATTTCAGGTGGTAGTGCATTACCTTATAATGTAAGTACTTATACTTCAACTATAAATATTACTACAGCTATTCAAATAATTTATAATTGGACTAATCCTGTTATTGCTAATGGATATGTAAAAACAGTTTTATTTGTTAGCACCGAAGATATTTCAGCAAGTACTTATGTTTTTGATTTAGCTAATGAAAGTGGAAACATACAAAAAATTAAAGAAGGTGGAACACAAGGAGCAAGTGATTCTTTTGCTTTTGATTGTGCTAAAGACTTAACATATTATTCAAAGATTTTTGTAGTATATGACTTTGGTAATGGAGAAGTTTATAGTAGCGGAAAGAATCTTACAACTTCTGTAGTTGATACGACTGCACCAGTTGATCCAACGAGCATAAGTGCAATTGCAGGAAATGGCAAAATAACAGTGAGTTGGGTGGATAGTGCCTCAACAGATACATTAGGTTATTTAGTTAGATGGAAAAATAGTACCTTCACTACTACCGATAAAACAGAAGGAAATATGTTAACTGATGTTGGGGTAGGAGTTCATAATGTTATTCATTCTGGATTAAGTAATACTGACTCCCCTATATATTATTATAAAATTTTTGCTTATGATAATTCAAAAATAGCAAATTATAATACCAGTAATATTAATACTTGTTCAGCAACTCTTGATGGGACTCCTCCTTTAGATGTTGGAACAATATCACAATTAGCTTTGAATCAATCAATAAAAGTAACTTGGCAGACAAATGATAATACAAATAGTGATTGGAAAGGCGTACGACTTGTTATTAAACAAGGCACAGACTATCCGTCCAATATTACAGATGGCACATTTATTGATATTTTTAATGTTGCCACAAAAACTTATAGTTTCGGTGGATTAATAAATAATCAAACATACTCAATACAATTATTCCCATTTGATACTAATTTGAATTATAATATTAACACTGTCAATAGAATACAAGGGACTCCATTTGCGAGTGCATTAAATGATTTATTATCTTTTACTTGTAAAAATATTACAAATGGTTCACAAATTGAAGCTGACTATAAAATAAATTACGCGCCAAATGGGACAACCTATCAAAATACTAAAATATATGGATCAAAACTCACTAATTTAGATGGTAAAACTATGGTAGATTGTGCTGGAGATTCTACAATATTTCTCCTTAAGACAGATACAACAGCCACTCAAGGAAGTAGTAGTACATATGTCTTAAGTAATACGGATACTAATTTACCTTTTGTTTTAGGCGATATGGTCTACTTTAAGGGGTTTATGACATACTTAGAAGGATCGAGTGTTGGAATATCAAATGGAATTACTGTTCAAGACCAAACTCCACCCTCAATTGTCGCATCGTTTATAGTAACGTCTCAAGATTCACAATGCTCAATTACATGGGTTAATCCAAGTGATAATGGATATTTTCAAACTAAAATTTTAAGAAAACTAGGTGGTTACCCAACTAGTGAAACCGATTCTAGTGCTACTATCATTTATGATGGCACAAATACTACAGTTGTAGATACTGGATTAGTAAATGCTACTACGTATTACTACAAAGCATTCCCATACGATTCTAATAGTAATTATAACGAAAATAGTATTGGTGTAACAGCAACACCCCAAGCTCTCCAAGTGTATTCTATAACCTATAACGAATTAACAGATGTATATACAAGAAAAGATTTAAACGTAGGTAAAACATCATCAGATTTAATAAATACAATAGCACCATTTATCACAAAAAGATGTATATTGAGTGACTCAGCAGTTGTAAGTTATTATTTAAATCCAACCGACTCTAATTATAAAGAAGACAGCACATCTTCGGTGCTTGACGGAACTGTTGGACAAGTTATGGTTGAATATAGTAAATTCTGGTACAAGGTTTCATATGCCAATAATGTATGGACTTATTCAATATCAGCAACAACACAAGTAGGCTATTCGGCACATCCAATGTTTATTCATAATAGTGTCACATATGATAAAGCGTATATTGCAGTATGTGAAGGTTATAAAAATGTGACAACTAACAAAATGGAAAGTAGAAGTGGAGTAACACCCACGACTGGACTTGACGTATCAACCATGAACACGTTAGCTGTTGCTAGAGGATCAAATTGGTCAGTTATGGATAAAAACTCTTTAGATGGTATTTCAATGTTTAATGCTATTATATATGGCACGTTTAATTTTCAATCTGTGATAGGTTCGGGAGTAACTGCTGATACGGCTATTCACAATACTGGAGAAACTTTATTATTAGGAAATTCCACTGGAAATGCAGGTGGTTTAAATGATGGGAAACATGCTATTTCAATTAATGGAATAGAAAACTTGTTTGGTAATATTCATCATTATATTTCAGGGATTATCATTTCTGACACCAAAATGTATTTAGCAGATAATAACTACAACAGTTTTGTTTCTGAGGCAAGTTTAGGAACTTATTCTGCTATCGCTAATTATGTACCAACTGTAGCAAATGGATTTATTAATTCAATACAATATTTAAGCACAAATCCATATTTATTCATAGGGAAGACGTTTACAGGAAGTAATTCTAGTTTTTATACAGATTACCAATATTCAAAGGATGGAACTGGTTCTTTTGCATATGGATATCTAGGTTATAAGTATGATGGAGGAAATAAGGCAGGAATGTTTGCTATGCAATATGTAAACACATCTAATAATACTATAACTAGAAATAACTCTGCAACTGCAACGTTAACTAGTGGAACAGAATATACGTTTAGCATAGATAAAAGTGTAGATGGATTATTAGGAGCAAAACCATTAACATCAATATCTTTAGTAGATGGAACAATCCCGACTCTTACATTGAATTATGCATTAACAAATGTCGGATGTAGATTACAAGCATGGAAATAAAGATTAATTAAAGAAAGGGGATGTTTTTATGGTTTTATCTTCTATACAACCCAAACTAGTTGAACTAATAAGCGTTGATGAAAATTCTAACGCTTATTTTAAATTAAGGAAGAATATTATAGAAAAAGCTATAGCTAATGATTTTACCGAACAAACAGATATTGTGTATGAATTTGATGAGGTCGAATTGACATTAACTTTTACAAACACTTTAGAAGAAGAAATAAATAGTAATTTTGAGAATTATTTTACATTAGGAAAAACACAACTTCAAGATATAATAGATTACAAAAGTAAGACAGACGAAAGCAAGTTGCTAATGGATGGGAATCTTTTTAAACAATTAGATTTAAATGTAAATAATAAACAACAACAAGGTGTGGCAAATGACATGATAAATGGGTTTATAGATTGGTACTTTAGTACACATCCTAATGAGTTATAATTTAATATAGCCATGATAAGGGGCTTATAGTACCTTATACAAAAACACTAGGAGGAATTATATTATGAGCAATACAATTTATCAATTTAGAACAATAGGTTTTGCACAATCTATTTATATTTACGGAACAAAAAAATTCGAGGATATTCCAACCGAATATTATATTCCTGTAGAACAATTCTCTGCATTAACCTATACTCAATTGCAATTAAACGACGCTTTGGTTAGTTTTTATATTACACAAAAACAATATGATGAAACTATGACCTATAGAACAGTTTAGTAGTTTTCTTAAAAGAGCATGTATTAATTATTTATTCTTTTTTAATTAAAAATAAATATTTAATATTAGTATTATTATTTAAATGCACGGTGCTTTTGGTGTGAATATGGCAAATAATTAAATAACATAATAAAGAGGAGTGATGAATATGGCTACAATTGGATTAGCATTAACTTCTCCAGAATCAGGATGGATTAGATATGATCAAGCCAATACAAATATTGGATATGTAGGAACGTGGACAACAACCTCCACTAGTTCATCATATTTGGGGAGTAGAATTAGTTCAAATACTATAGGGGATTATATAAAATTTAATTTTACAGGTGATAGAATAAGACTTCTGTCATACACTAATTCTGCGGCATATTCTACTAATATCACTATATCAATTGATGGAATTAACTATTCTTTTAGTGAAGTACAAAATCCAGCATTGGAACAAACGCTTGTATTTGAAAAAACTGGGCTAGTGTTTGCTGAACATTTTGTAAAAATAACGACTACACAAATCAACTATACAGGATTAGATTCAATAGATTTAAATTCAAACGGGATATTAAAACCATATACAACTACTATTACTGTTATGGATAATTTTTTAGTAAAGCAAGGAATAAGTTACTATACAATTAAGTCAGCAAATTATGATTCAGTTACTTCGCATAATTTTACTGCACTAACTTTAGCAGGTGGAAATAGTCCTGATAATACAGATTATAGCAATTTCGGGGTTTCTAATTATAATTTACTATTTACAATAATGACAGTTGGTAGTGATACATTTATTCCTTATGATAAATTGGTGAATAATTTTGGCATAACGATGCTCAAACCAAATTAGAGGAGTCTTTAAAATGAATATTTTATTAACAATTGAATAACAAATGAAAAGATATAAATATTTAGACTTAGATTAATATCTAGGTCTTTTATTATATTGAAAATAATACAAATTTGAACATAAAGAATTACCACATAAATAAAAATAATTAAATTCGAGGAGGAATATTAATAATGATGACAATAATTTTAGCTTTTTTAAGTAATAACATGGGATTAGTCGGTATGGTTGTAACAGGTGTGATTGGTATTATATTAGGTCATAACAAACAAGCAAGGTACACTAAACTTTATGAATTATGTCTACAAGCAGAAAAAATAGAAGATCCTACAAATGAAAATAAATTTGCATATGTCCTCAACCTTGCATATGGAAGATTCCCGAAAGCAATACAATTATTTATATCTCAAGAGAACGTGAAAAGAGGGATAATCTATGCATTGGATGTATTAAAGAAATATTCTGCTTCTAAAATGGTAATAGAATCTACTACTGTTGCAACTGCAATTTCTTTGCTTCCTTCTATATCTGAAAGTATAAAACAGTTAGAAATTGCTAATCCAACTGTAGTAACTCCAATAGTTACAGATACAACAAAAGAAATTCCTTTGATTACAAAAATTAAAGAGGTAGAAGCCAATGATAATATAATAATACCTCCATTAGTTGAAGATTTACCTAAAGTAGAAGAAGTAAAGGATGCTACTCCAATAGAAACAGTTATTCCTACTGAGGCTGAAGCTCCTAAAGTTACTGAAGAAACTATTACTAATCCAGTTGATAACATAGTAGATCCAGTAGTTGTAGTAACAGAGACTGCTCCAGTTGAGCCTATTGTTGATGTGTCTGTTGTAGAACCTACTAGCGATGTTATAATACCAGTTGACAATGTAGTTTCAGAAAATATAACTAATCCAACTGTTATTACTGATAATGTAGTAAATCCAGTTAGCGAAGTTGTAAATACAAGTACTGATACAGTAGCAAACCCAATTATAACTGATGAAATTAAAGTAGAAGATCCTATTATTGCTCCAATAACAATTTCAGATGCTGTCTTACAAATACAGACTATTTTGACTAACTTACAAAGCCAAGTTCCTACAGTTTAATAATATTTACATTTATGCTTAAAACAATATAAAAAGACAATATACATATGAAAAAGTAAGACTTAGATTAACTTCTGAGTCTTTTTGTTATGTAAAAAATGAATTAAATTTAAGGAGAATAGATAAATGGAACAAAATGATAACAAACCATATGTAATTTTTGATCAACAATTAGCAGGATTATTAATGTTTATGAAACATAGATTAAAGAAAATGAGACCTGATAAAGAAGATATAACTAAAAACATATTCATATTTGATGTTAGTGATAGATTTCTGAAAGATTTAGATTATCTAAGAAAAGTTAAAAACAATATAAAAGTATAAAATAATTGGAACGGATATAAGGAGGTTTTATTAATAATGGGTAAAAAAATAATAAAAATTGGAGTCTATAAAATTACAAATACTTTAAATGGCAAATTTTATATAGGGAGTACTAACAATATAGATAGAAGGTGGAAAGAACATACTAATGATTTAAGTAAGAATAAACATGTGAATTATCATTTACAAAATAGTTGGAATAAATATGGTGAAGATAATTTTAAGTTCGAAATTGTAGAGGAATGTAAAGAAAACATTAGAATACAATTAGAGCAATCTTATTTAGATAATCTTAATCCATTTAAAGAGATAGGATATAATATTTCTCACACTGCATCAAATTGTGTATTAAAAGGTTCTGACAATGGTTGGTTTGGTAAAGGATATTTACAAACTGGAGAGCAAAATATATTTTATGGTAAGAAACACACAGAAGAAAGTAAGAAATTAATTAGTGATAATCACGCAGATGTTTCAGGTGAAAACCACCCTAACGCTTATTTGAAAAATATAGACGTAATAAAAATAAAAGAACAATTAGTTACAAATAAAATGCACTATGATGAATTATCAACTCAATATAATTGTCCTATAACTTGCATAAGAGGAATAGCTCATTTAGATACATATATTCAGATAGGTGAAAAATATAATGATCAATTGCAAAGTTTATATCCTAAAAAAGATTTAGAAAAAATTAATGAGCTAAAAACTAAAATTATAGATCTATATTTTGATAAGGGGATCGAAACAAAAGAAATATATACACTTGTAGACTATGATAACCGTAATATTTGTAGAATCATAAAAACAGAAAAAATAAATAGAGGTATATATGAAATTAAACCAATGATGACCGAAGAAGATAGATTAAAAAGAAATGATATAATTATAGATCTGTTTCTTAAAGGAGTAATAAAAGCAGAAATTGTAAGAAGAACTGGTTATACAAAAAGTGTAGTAGAAAAAGTGATAAAAAAAATATCACGAACAATTAAAAGAAAATAATATAAGAGGAGTGATTTAAGAATGGCAAAATATGCAGTAAGACGAGGACATCAATATACAGGTGGAGACGGAGCATCGTCTGGATATTTAAAAGAGATTGACGTTGCAGATAGATATCATAAATTAGTAATACAAAAGTTAAAGTCATTAGGTCATCAAGTATTAGATGTCACACCTCCAGAAGCAAATAGAAGTTTATCTGATAGTTTAAATTATGGAATTAATATGGCTAATAATTGGGGTGCAGATTACTTTGTTTCTTGTCATGCGAATGCTTTTGAAACAGATGTTGCAAGAGGTTGTGAAGTGGTATGTGGTTCTAATAATGGAATAGTTATAGGAGAAAGAATTGTAAATGAATTTATTAAATTAGGATTTCCAAAACATCAAGGGGCTTATATGGATGTCAGAGGATTAGCAGAAATAAAAGGGTTTAAAGGTATTACATTGATCTGCGAACCTGCGTTTATTGATAGCAAACTAGATGTGGCTATTTATAATAAAGTCGGAGATGAAGGAATTGCTAATGCAATTGTTCTAGGATTGACAGGACAAGAGGTTACACCGATTGTTGTCTCCCCTTCTATTAAATTTCGTAAAATTTTAAAAGTAATAAAACAAACTCCATGTATAGACGATAGTGGGAAATTAGTGAAAACATTTCAAGTTAATGATATGTTGACCGCTGTTAATGAAGATAAGAATTGGTGGACATTACTAATCGGGAATGTTTCTAAAGCAAATTGTCAAGAAGCAGTACAAACTCCAACAATAAAACCAACTGTCTCCCCTACCACCAAAGTAAATACATCTGAGACAGTACAATATGGTATAGTGACAGCTTCAACATTATTCGTGAGAAACGGACATACTTTAACTAGCACAAAATTAGGTACATTAGACAAAGGGACGAAAGTAAAAATTGATAAGAAAGTGGATAATTTTTACAGTATATATTATGGAGATCATGGTGGATTCGTTTCTGCTGATTATATAACTTTATTATAAGTATAATAATATAAAACAACATTATCACCTAATTAATTTGTATTACAATAGAAATTCGCCCCTACCATTTAGCTTATACTCAACTTTAACGATACGAGTAATGTAATTACATGTATAAAAATAAACATGCCTTAAAATTGATATATGAGTTATTTAAATTGATTTGACTTTTATTAAATGATTCAGAGTAGGAATTATCCCCTACTCTGCTTTAATTTATTAATTTTATTAGAATGTCTCATTTCTTTAGGTAAAAATTCTTGATTGGTGTCAATAATATATTCCATAGCATCCTCCAGTAAATCATTCATGTTAACTTTTTTACTGAATGAGATAAATCTAAGTTTATTCCATAAGTTATCGTCTAAAGTTGTATTATGATTTACCCTATTATCGGTATTTATCTTAGTCATATGTATATCACCTCAAATTTTATGGTTAATACTGTATAAATAAAGTATATCACACATGAATGCGAATGTACATGAAAACATGAATAACTCTATGGTCGTTAAATAGCAATTTCACGCAGTTACATGTAAACATGTATTCATGTCAAATATTAATAGGAATCTAGGTAAATCAACGGATGAGAAGATGTTAAGAAATTATTTTATTATTAGGAGGTAAAATATATTATGAAGAAAATATTAATAAATAAAACTAAGGAAGTTTCTGGAGAATTAATTGACTATTTAAATGGAAATAGAGAAAACTTTTATATTAGGTGAGTTATTTATACTTGTAGAATTGCTAAAAGAATACAAATAAAGTAATTAAAAAGTATAATTTATAATGTTATATGTTTGACTTTATCAATAATTTATGTTATGCTTAAATTCAGGTTTAACATGTTTATTTTATATAAATTGTTAAGTGAGAAGATTAGATTTAGTGGTCTAATCTTT